CCCTGGAACCGATGGCATAGTTCGGTTCCGGTTCGCGGGCCCGAGCGATGGGCAGTTTCCAGGTACCTGATTTTGGAAAGAAGGTGGTGGACGCACTAGGGCTCGAACCTAGGACCCGCTGATTAAGAGTTCGACAGGCCGGAAACGGCCTCGCCTCGCACGACCACGAAAACGATTGTCTTCCAAGCATCTAGCGGGAATGACGTGGCTAAGCCGTGGTTGGCAAGTCTAACCCCGGTCCCGTCTTAACCGTCTTAATTCCCGTCCCAGAGGCGAGTGGGGTGCCCGATGCAGCAAGTGACCGAGCTGACCGACAAGATTGTGAAGGGCCTGCCGCCCGCGACCGGCGGCCAATATGTCGTGCGCGACACGCTCCCCGGCTTCTTCGTGGTCGTGGGCAAGCGCACCAAGACCTTCACCGTGCAGTGCGACGTGAAGGACGAGCTGGGCCGCCGCCGCACCAAGAAGGTCGCCCTCGGGCAGACGGCCGACCTCAGCGTGGCGCAGGCTCGCGCGAAGGCGAAGGCCACCCTGGGCGCGCTGCAGGTGGCGGGCAAGTTCGAGGAGCGCCGCAAGGAATGGACCCTAGGCGAGGCATGGGAACACATGCGGGACTACGAGTTGCCCAAGAAGGGCTCGCGCCCGCGCACCATCGACGGGTACGACAAGACGATCAATCGGCTCATGAAGGCATGGCTGGGGGTCAAGCTCCGCAAATTCGCTGAGCACCCGCACCTTGTGGTCGAGCGCCATCACCAGATCACCAAAGAGAACGGGCCCTATGCCGCTAACCACTTCGGCCGGGCCTTCCGACGGCTCTACCGGTACGCTCAGGCGAAGCTCGACCGGACATTGCCTGTTGTGCAGTGGAGCCAGGTCATCACGTGGAACGCCGAGACGCGCGACAGCAGCGGCATGGACGATAGCGAGCTGGGCACGTGGTTCGCTGAGCTGGTCAACGTGAAGAACGAGGTGCGGCGCGAATTCCACCTGTTCACGCTCCTCTCGGGCTCCCGGCCCGATGCCCTGAGCAAGGCCAAGTGGGCGGACCTCGACTTGCGCCGCCGGGCGCTCCGCATCCCTGAGCCCAAGGGCGGGCCCGATCGTGCGTTCGCTATCCCGCTCTCCCGGCCCATGCTCGCCTGCCTCATCCGCGCCCGGAAGGCAGGCCGGAAGCTCGCGCCCCGGCAGGCGGCAACTTGGGTGTTCCCGTCTCCCGACAGCGCCAGCGGGCACATTGCCGAATGGAAGGAAGATCGGTCCGAGCTGTCCAAGTGGGGCAAGCAGCTCCGGCAGACCTACGTGATCGCGGCCGAAACGCTGGACGTATCCGAGCGGACGTTGAAGCGGCTCCTCAACCACAAGACGCAGGACGTCACGATGGGTTACGGCGACCGGGACCGGATGTGGCCGCGCCTTCTCGATGAACAGGCGCGGATGTCCGCCTACATCATGGGCCACGTCCCGGCGAAGAAGGACGACGAGGCGGCGCAAGTTGAGGAGCGCGCCGCCGCCTGACCGTCTTGCCTCGGCAATACAGTTTATCAGTTTAAGCGCCTGCAACGGTATGCGGTCTTGCGAGGTGACGCGCGGCGATCTAAATCTCGCGTGTCGCTGGCGCTTTCGTCGCCGCACACGGCCAATCGGATAGAGTTTCCTGCGGGGGCTCGGTCTGGCGCCGGCAGAAAAGGAGAAACCGGTAGAGCTCCGCTCCCGGATGGTTGGCCCGAAAGAAAGGGCTGCTTTTCTGCCGAAAGCCCGGAGCTGTGTCTTTAGTCGATGAATCATGGGACAAGTTGGCCGACCACGTCGCCGAAATTGTCGCCCAATACATTCGAGCAAACCCCCCAATCCCGACGCCCTGGTTCGCGCCCGAGGATGCGGCCGCATACCTGCGACTCACGCCGCGAGGGCTGGAAGATATGCGCGGGAAGGGCACCGGGCCACGCTACCATAAGGCCGGTGCGCGCGTCGTCCGCTACCACGTGAACGACCTCGACGCCTGGCTCCTCTCGGATGGAGGGGAGCATGGCTGACAACGAAAAGCCCGCCCCGGTGGGGACCGGAGCGGGCCTGATCGAAGCCAACCAGCAGTCGGCAGGATCGTTCGCAGCACCGGAAAAGGCAATCAGTTTGGCCCCGATATGGGCCGACGTGCTGGACTATATGGTGTCGCAGCTCAGCCCCGCGACCCGTGCGGCGATCAGCGAAGCGATTGAACGCCGACCGGCCAGCATCGCCGGGCTCCTGAACATCGCCATCGAGCATGGTGCGCGGTACGAACCTGTCGCCGCCTATTTCGGATGGCTGCACCCGGCGCGGCGCGATCAGTATGGAGCAATCGTCGGACCCGCCTGCGACTGGCAGAATATCTATCACCGCGCCCCGGCCAACCTGCTCGCCCTGCTGCCGGTGCTGGACGTCGAAACTTGCGCCGCACTGGGCCTCTGCCGCGCGTCCCGCGCGGACAGGGAGAGGCGCGTGTCGCTCATGCGGTGGAGGGTGTCGTGACGCAGGCTCCCGACACCCCCGCCGCCGTCGCCTTCCTCCGGGCCTTCGAGCCCGAAGGGCCCTGGGTGCTGACCGCGATCCGGCTCGACAAGAAGGCGCTGGACACCAAGACCTTCACGCCCGCCGACGAGTCCGCGCTGACGCATTGGCTGGACGAACGCAACGGCCGCTGGAACATCTACTTCCACGTCAACCGCCCGACCCGCGCCCTCACCAAGAAGGCAGAGCGGGAGGACATTGCCGAAGTCCGCTGGCTGCACGTCGATATCGACCCGCGCGCCGGGGAGGACATGGAGGAGGAGCGCGCCCGCGCCCTGGGTTTGCTCACCGACCGGCTCCCGGCGGGTGTTCCCGCGCCCACCGCCATCATCTTCTCCGGCGGCGGCTATCAGGGCTTCTGGCGGCTCGCCGAACCCATCCCCATCGCCGGAGAGCTGGACCGGGCCGAGGATGCCAAGCGCTATAATCAACAACTCGAAGCGTTGTTCGGTGCGGACAACTGCCACAACATTGACCGGATCATGCGCCTTCCGGGCACGGTCAACCTGCCCGACGAGAAGAAGGCGAAGAAGGGCCGCACCCCGACACTCGCCACGCTGCATTCGTTCGAGCCCGCCAGCGTCTATCCGCTCTCCCGCTTCACGCCCGCCCCCGCGGTGCAGACAGGCGGGCAGGGCTCGGCCGGGTCCGGTGCTCTGCCGCCGTCTGTTGGCGCGCGCGTGGCGTCGCTGGACGAGCTGGACCAATGGCGGGTGCCTGACCGGGTCAAGGTCATCATCAACCACGGCCGCCACCCTGACGAGAAGAAGGACGGGGACGACAGCCGTTCCGCCTGGCTATTCGACGCCCTGTGTCAGCTCGCCCGCTGCGACGTTCCCGACGACGTTGTCATGGCGCTGCTCACCGATCCCGCGTTCGGCATTTCGGAGAGCGTGCTGGACAAGGGGCGGGGCGCGATCCGCTATGCGGCCCGCCAAGTGGAACGGGCGCGGGCGACGGTCGATGCGGAAGCCGCCGACTTCCAGCTCAACGAGAAGCAAGTTCCCTACGCCAATCAGCACAACATCCGGGTCGCCCTTGCGCGCCTGGGTGTGACCGTGCGCCATGATCTGTTTCAGGACCGGCTGTTGATCGAGGGCCTGCCCGATGCTGGACCGGCCCTGAGCGACGCCGCCATGAAGCGGCTCTGGCTTGAGGTGGAGACCCGCTTTCACTTCAGGCCGACCAAGGAATATTTCTGGGACGTGGTGGAGGACACCGCGCGCCGGAACAGCTTTCACCCGGTCTGTGACTATCTCGACGGCTTGCAGTGGGATGGCGAGCCCCGGCTGGACACCTGGCTAACGACCTACGGGGAGGCGGAGGACACACCATACACGCGGGCGGTCGGTGCGCTGACGTTGCTCGCCGCCGTTCGCCGCGTCCGCCAGCCCGGCTGCAAGTTTGACGAGATGGTCGTTCTCGAAAGCGAGCAGGGCAAGAACAAGTCGTCCGCTCTCGCGGTGCTGGCGGTGAGGGAAGACTGGTTCACCGACGATCTTCCACTGAACCAAGACACGCAGCGCATCATCGAACGCATGGCGGGCCGGTGGATTGTCGAAGCCGCCGAGCTGAAGGGAATGCGGAAAGGTGACGTCGAGCACCTGAAGGCGTTCCTCTCGCGCCGCGTCGACCGGGCTCGGCTCGCCTATGGCCGCCTGCCGGTCGAGGTGCCCCGGCAATCGGTCATCGTCGGCACCACCAACAGCGACCGCTACTTGCGCGATGGCACCGGCAATCGGCGCTTCTGGCCGGTGAGGGTGGGGCAGTTCGATCTTGAGGGGCTTCGGCGCGACCGGGATCAGCTCTGGGCCGAGGCTGCCGCTAGGGAAGCGGAGGGCGTCAGCATCCGCCTAGACCGCGCGCTCTGGGCCGACGCGGCCGAGGAGCAAGACGCGCGGCGGGTGGAGGACCCCTATGTTGTGTCCTTCCGTGCCGCCCTGGGCGACATGACCGGCAAGCTCAAGACCGAGGACGCCTGGACGATCCTCGGCATCCCCCACGGGCAGCGAACGCAGGATCACAACGCCCGCTTGGGCGACGCCATGCGGGAGCTCGGCTGGGAGCGGACCAAGCTCCGGTTCGGCGGCCGCAATCCCGAATACGCCTATGCGCGGGGGACCTCTGAGGAACGCGCGTTCCGCGTGATCGTGATCCGTGCGCCGAATGGCGACGTGACATGCGACTACGAGGGCGCGCATCAGATGGAGGTGCCGTTCTGATGGGCGTTCCTCCCTACAGCCAGGGGGAACGGCAGATTGCCGGGAGGGGGAACGCCTCAACCCTTGGGATTTCCACGGCTTTTGGGCTTCCGTTCCCCCCGTTCCCGGCCGAACCCCCCGTTTCCTTAGACCTCCCGAAGCCCAAGGGCGGGAGCCTGCCCACTCAACCCCTCTCTGCTCCTCCTGTTGTTTTAGGGGGGAACGGGGGGAACGGTAAGAATAATGGCCGATTTGCAGGGGTTTCGGCGTTCCCCCTGGGCGGGAACGGCGGGAGGAACGGGAGGGGGAACGACCTCCACGGGCGTAGCCAGGCTGGACCACACCAGCGCCCGCCAACCCCACATTCCTGCCTGCTAAAAAAGAGAGCCGAAACAGCCCCGGCGGGCCGCCGAACCGGCCCTGCTAACTGCCAATTAGCAGGTCTACCCCCGCCAACCCTCAGTGCCGCCAGCCATTCTGGCCGCAGCCACCTCCATTAAGACGGTGAAATCGACGGGAAACCTCACTGGAAAGCGCTATGGAACAAACGATAAACAATGATCCGCCCGCCTCGAAGAAGCGCGGCAAGAAGGCCGCCACCGGCCTGACCGTGCGCGATGCTTCGGGCATCGCCATCCTGCCCCCGGCGCTCGACATCATCCGCAACATGGCGCGGCTGGGCCACCCGGTCCCCTCCATCGCCGCCGCCCTGGGCGTGAGCCGGGAGACGCTGAACCAGTGCCGGAAGCGCCAGCCTGAGGTGGAGGAGGCGTTCGCCGAAGGGCTCGGCGGGCTCGAACACGAGCTGGTCCACAGCCTGTTGGAGGCGGCCCGCAAGGGCCAAGTGGCGGCCGCCATGTTCCTCCTCAAGTGCCGCCACGGCTACCGGGAGACGGGGCAGGCGGACGGCGGCCCGAAGGTGGCGGTGCAGATCAACCTTCCCGGCGCGATGGACGAGCGGGCCTATACCAAGATGATCGAGGCCGACGCCCACGGGGAGGCGGCCCATGTCTAAGCTCACCACCCCGACCGCCTGGCAAGAGCGGGTGCTGGCGATCCCCGAAGATCTCAACATTGCCATGCTCGGAGGCCGTGGCTCTGGCAAGACGACCGCCCTGGCGCTCCTCGCCCTGCGCCATTGCGTCCAGTATGAGGACAAGGCCCGCGTCCTGATCCTGCGCGCCACCTACAAGTCGCTCGCCAACCTCTGGGACGAGCTGGAAGCGCTGTTCCGCGATGCGTTCCCTGGCGGCATCAGCTCGAACCGCGCCGACTTCATCATCCGCTGCCCGAACGGGGCGGTTGTCACCCTGGGCAACCTCTCGACGGCTAAGGACGTCGCCAAGTGGCAGGGGCAGGAAGCGAACCTGCTGGCGGTGGACGAGATCACCAACTTCACCACCCTGCGCCACATCAACATGCTACGCGCCAACCTGCGCGGCCCGGCGGGCATCCCCACGCGGATGATCGTACTCGGCAACCCCGGCGGCCCGCTCCACGCCACCATCGCGCGGATGCACGTCACCGGCCGCATCCCGTGGCGGCCCTACGAGCTCGATGACGGTTCGCGGTGGGTTTACGCCCCGTCCACTTACCTTGATAATCCGACCATCGACAGCGAGCGCTATGCCCGGTCGATCATCGCATCATCCGGTGGCGATCGTGCGCTGGCGGAAGCCTGGCTGAACAACAACTGGTCGGACCTCGCTGGGGCCTTCTTCGCCGATGTGTTCGGCGACCACTGCATCATCCCCGACAGCGGGTGGCGCGTCCCCTCTGGGCGTGTTGCCGAGCACGGCTGGTATAGCTGTGTCGCGCTCGACTGGGGCTGGTCCGCCCCCACGGCCGTCATGCTCGCGGTGCAGCCGCGTCAGCCCGGCCTCATCGGGCCCGGCGGCAAGGTGTTCCCCAAGCATTCGTGGATCATCGTTGACGAGGTGCATAGCGCCCGCGCGGACGATCCGAACGTGGGCAAGGGCTGGCCGCCGCAGATGGTGGCGGAGGAAGTGCTGGCGGCCTGCGAGCGCTGGAATGTCCGCCGTCATGGCGTGGGCGACGACGCGCGCGGGCTCCAGAACGACACGCTGCTCGAACAGCTCACAAAATATGGGCTGCACCTGGTCAAGCCGCGCAAGGACCGGATCAGCGGCTGGGTGAAGGTGAAGGCGATGATGGCGGCCGCCCGCGATGGCGACCCCGACACGCCCGGCCTCTGGCTGTCAGAGCGCTGCCGGTACGCTCTCGAGACGCTTCCGCTCCTCCCGCGCGACGACGTGCGGCTTGAGGACGTGGACACCACGGCCGCCGACCATGCGGCAGACGCCATCCGATACCTCGTCAACTCCCCCGTGATGCTGGCCAGTCACGGGCGGATCAGTGCCGGCCATTTCTAACGGAGACCAACCATGCCCACCCCATTTGATGAAAGCACCCCGATCCGCGCCGACGTCCCCCTGGGCCTGCACCCCGACAGCCTCTTGGGCATCGGTCAGGCGCTAAACGCCGAAGGTACCCTGGGCGTCACCGTCCTGTCTGCGGCCCGTGAGGGCCTGCGCCTCTGCTACGACCTGTTCGGCCGCATGAACGATGCCGAGCGCGACTTGCAGGCCATCGCCGATCCGGCGCGCCGCCGTCAGCACCCGGCAGAGCGGAGCGGTCGCACCGAATACAGCGACAACGTGCGGATGAAGAACGGCAGGCCCACCCGTGTCGTGGACGCGGAGGAGTTCATCACTGCCGCCGAGACGGCTTACAACCGGGTGGCACCGGCCATCGACCGGCGGGTGAAGGAGCTGAACGGCTACCGGGATACGC